ACCGAAGATATGTATAACGTATATGACAGAATACCCTTATCAATCGACGGAGGTGATGCAAAGGAAATGATAATCACTGACATAACTGATGAAGGATTGTTTGTTCAGTCTTTACAATAGCACTCGAGATGGTGCTTTTTTACACCTAAAATAAACCGCCGAACTATATTCGATAAACACCCGATAAAATGAATTATGTTCGTTTATTTGCTACTACTCTGAATTAGTTGTAAAATAAATATAGGGTTTACACTGCACCCTAAGCAGTCGGCTAACATTCTCCTTAAAAGGTGCGAACAAATGAATACAGATGCTAACGAAAGTATAGATGAGGGCGTTATTCTGCCATCGGCTGGATCCGTTGATGATGTAGAAGCAAACACAGAAATACAATCAACCTCTACGCCATCGGTAGAGCCTGAGGGAAATCAGGAAAAAAAACCAAGGGATTTTCAAAGTCGTTATAATCAACAGTATAAAAAGGCATTTACAGAGGAACGCAGAGCAAACGAGGCAGAAGAAAAGCTAGCACAACTGCAAGCTCAACTAGCCACACAAACGCCTGCTACCCAATCAGCGCAAGATACACAAGCGCCCGTATTGCCCGAAAATATTTATGATGAAGATGCTATGCGGAAATATCATGCTGACAGTCAAGCGTATAATATCGCCACTGCTCAAAATGCCGCTAAGAGTCAATTTGAGTCCCAACAACAGGCGAGCGCACAACAAGCACAGCAAGCACAGCATCAAGCCACTGTTAACACATACGCAGAAAATGCGACACGTGATGGTGTAAACTTCGATAAACTGGCGCTAGCTGAGCAAACGCTTAAACAAAATGGCCTTGGTGAACAGTTAGGTAGTTTTTTAATAAACGACACTAACGGAGCTAAGATAGTTGAGTATCTAGCAGATAACCCAGCTGAAATGCACGAAGTATTAAAGTTAGATCCTGTATCTGCCGGTATACGCATTGCTAATGAAATTAAGCCTAAAGTGTTGTCGCAAACCCCTAAAGTATCTGGCGCACCCGACCCAATCCCTGATGTGACTGGTGGTGGGTATGTTGCTGTTGATGACTTCAACAAGAAATACCCTGGTGCAGTAATAATTTAATCCTAAAGGAAATATTAAAATGGCTAATAACTACCAAAGTAATACCAATGAAAAACTACTTAAATCTTTTATCAAAGGTTTTGAATCATCAACAGTATTATTGAACACTGTTTCTAAGCAGTTAGTAAACGATATTGATGCATCAACTGGCGCAGGTGCTACACCTGTTAAAATGAAGCGTCCAACACAGTACAAGCCTACACGTTCAGCTAACGGTGACTTAACGTCAACTACTGCTAACCCTGTGCAAGTTGGCTCAGTATACGGTCAAGTATCTGACAACGGCTATATCACTGTATTTGTTGAAAACACGCAAGTCGAAGAAGCTTTAGAGACTGACCAATTAGACGCATTATTAGCCCCTATCGCTGAAGATATGGTTATTACTTGTGAATCTGAATTAGCACAGTACATGACTCGCGCCGCTCAGTTACATTCTGGTACCGCTGGTACTGCAATCAACAAGTGGTCTGATATTGCTAACGCTGGTGCATTATTTAAAGAAGTTGGCGCACCTGCTGGCAAGAAGTATGCAGCAATTAACTCTTTCGATGAAACTGTATTAGCTGATTTACAAACTCAACTAGGCGTTAACCCTGAAGTAAACCAAGCATGGAATGATGCGGTTGTTAAAACTGGTTTTGCTGGTTTAAATCAAGTAATGACTACTAACAATCTTGATGAGTACACTTCTGGCGCTCCTGGCACTGGCTTAACTTTAGCCTCTACTCCTGCTGCTACTTATGTTGCTTACAAAGATTCGTACCAAATGACTTTAGCTTTAACAGGCTTAACAGTTACCACTGGTACGTTAAAAGCTGGTCAGCAATTGTCTTTCCCTGCATCTAACTTGTTAAACATGCGTAACGGTAAAGCGATTCGCCGCTCTGGCTCACCTGTTGCGTTCACTGTTACAGTTCTTGAAGATGTAACCGCTGACGGTTCTGGCAATGTATCGGTTAAAGTGTCTGGTGCTGCAATCTTTGAAGCTGATGGTGCTTACAACACAGTTAGCAAAGCGTTAACGTCTGGTGATGCTGTTACCGTTCTTGATGGCGCAACTGCTGTAGATAAGCGTCCAGCACTAGCATACTGTGAAGGTTTTGTTGGTATGGGTTCAGTTGTACTGCCTAAGTTGCATTCAATTGACTCGAACATCATCAATCATAAAGGCGTGAGTATTCGTGTTCACCGCTTTAGTGATGGCCTTGGCAATACTAACCGTTACCGCTTCGATATTCTTCCTACGTTTGCCACATTCAACCCTTCATGGGGTATGCAGATGGAAGGTTCAGCGTAAGTTTTAAACTTTGCTAAACAATGCTATTATTAAGGAACTTTAAACAGTTCCTTTTTTTTGGAGTTAAAAAATGCATATTACAATGCTAATTAAAAACGATGCTGATAAGATTATTCAGTGTGTTATCGATGATGAAAATAAAGCAGACTTTGAAGCGCTTGGTTTTGTTGATCACGACACAAAGCTAAAGGCTAAAGCAAAGCCTAAAGCAAAGGCCAAAGCTAATGCCTAAAAAAATTGACTTAGTTAATGGTGCTTACCAATTAATTAGAATTAGTGGGCTAACATCGAACGCAGTACCAGAAGAGATAACAATAGGCTTGCAGGTTGCTGATGATCTAGCAGGTGAGTTATCTGTTAATCTTAATTTAGGCTATATACAGCCTTTAGAGTACGGCACAACAGACCCTACTGCATTGTCAGGATTGACAGCGCAAACGGCTGGCCCATTCAAAAAGCTATTAGCTATGGAGTTAGTTGATTTCTTTGGTAAGCAAGTGCCTATTTCATTAAAGATGAATGCAGATAAAGGGCTACGCGCACTTGAGCAGATACTCGTTAATGTCGAACCTATGCAAATGCCTGATACTTTACCTATTGGATCTGGTAATGAGCAAGATTATCGCAGCGCTAAATTCTACCCTGAAAATACTAACGACGATGGCGCTATCAATAAATATTTAACTGACGTTTTCCAGTGGGATAATAATTGGACTCAATGGCTATCGAATGAGTCGTGTATTGATGCGGTAGATTATGAAATTAGCGCAGGTGTTACGTTAACTAATGGATCGTTTGAAGATGAAACGTCAAGCGTTACAGTTAGCTTTACCACGACAGGCCAGTTTACTGTGTGTGCAAAGGCTACTGATGAACGTGGTAATGTTGAATCCAAAAAGGTTATCTATAACGTGACCGAGTGTAAAAACAACTACTATCCATAAGGATTTATTGTGCCAAGTATTCCATTTATAAAAGGCGATAAGGCCGACAATAACACTGATTACCGTGATGCACTGCCTGTAAACTACTATGCTGTTTTTCGTGATATTTACGGGGAGCAGGGGTATATGCTTAACTACTACGGATTATCTGATTTTGCTGATGGCGTAGGCGTTAGTCGTGGCTCTATATGGGTGGCACGCACAGGTTTTGAGGGGCAGTATAGAGTATCAGGCGAGTCGTTAATTAAGGTTGAAGATGACGAGTCAATAACTGTACTTGGCTCTATTGCTGGTGATGATCAGGCATCAATGACCTACTCACTTAATAACCTCGCTATTGTGGCAAGTGGTAAGCTTTACTACTACAACCCTACTGATGGGTTCAGGCAGATACTTGATGACACTATTGGTTCACCTATTGCTATCGTATGGGCTGATTTTAGATTTGTACTTACTGATGGAGAGTTTCTTTTCCAGTCTAGCGCTTTAAGTGAAGAGTCTTACGAGCCTGCTGACTTTATAGGCTCAGACTTCCAGCCCGATAAAATATGGGGCGTTGGCCTTAATGATGATAACGAGTTGATTGCGTTTAACGAATTGACTACAGAGTATTTTGTTAACGCTGGTGTTGATAATTTCTCATACCAAAGAATTCAATTAAAAGCCGTAAAGTCTGGTATTGCAGGAACACACGCAAAAGCGGAATTTAAAGATCAATGGTACGCATTAACTCGCAGAGCAAACACTCAATATCAATTCACTATTATTCAGTCAGGTTCATCTGAGTCGATAACCAGTCGCGAAATTGAGAAGGTACTATCTAAGTATTCAGGCGAACAGTTATCAAAAACTGTTGTCGAAGTATTTACTAAGGACGGGGTTACTTGGATGATCGCCCACCTACCAAACGAAACACTAGCTTATAATGACAGTGTTGCACGTAAATTTGGCGTTGATCTCGCATGGTCTATTATTGGCTCAGGGTTGAATTGCTCAAACTATCGCGGCAAAGATATGACCTACGACCCACGATTTAGCAAGTGGTGCATAGGAGATAAGCAGTCAGGTAAAATAGGCTTCTTAGATGATTCTGTTTGCACTCAGTATGGTGATATTGTATCAGGATTGCTATACACGCCATCTATACCCGCAGAGACTTTATCAATTAACAGCTTAAAATAAAAAACTATTCCAGGTATATCGCCAGATAATGATGCTACCGTCTTTATTTCTAGGTCTGAAAACTTACGCACATTCGGGAGGGAATGGACAAACGAGTACGGTGTAAGTTTGGATTATAGTCACAACTTTGAAGTAAGGAACATGGGCTATGTTAGAGATACCGTATCATTTAAAATTAGAACAGCATCAAGGTCTAGGATGTCATTCTGTAGACTTGATATGGATGCTAGCTAATGGCAGACCCAAGAAGCACCAACACACGCAGAGCTGTATTAAGTTACAGCCAATTAAAGGCGCTGACAAACTGGCCTGACTTGCTTGTAAATGATTATCAAGGGATATTGCAAGACTCTGTTTATATGGCTGGCGAGGTAGATAACCTTGAGATTATAGTTATAGAAAACAAAGAAGATATAATTGACCTTCAAGAGTCGCACTACCCAAATATATCCGCACAAGTTCAGCAGTTGCAACGACAAATAACCGGTCTGCCTGAATTCACGATGGACACAGAAGGTTTTACGATGGATTCAACAGAGTTTTCAATGGATAAGGTGATAGCATAATGGCACAACAAATATTAAACCCAAATTCAACGCAGCCAAACGACAAGCTTGGCGACACCCCGTGGGATTACACAGCAAAAATAAACAGTAATTTTTCCCAGTTATTTAGTAATAACTTGGATAGCGTGATCGTTGTTAATCAAGCGAATGCAGCTATTGAGCTTGGTGGCGTTATTGATAGCACAAAAACATACTTAATTGATGGCAAAATTGACATGGGCTCCGTATCGATAACTGTCCCTGCTGGGGGCATTGTTTTATCTGGTTACTCGTTAAATACTAGCGGCCTTTTTTCTTCGGCTGATAACTATACGATGTTCGTGTCTGAGTCTATTGCTATAGGCTCTGGTGACGTTCTTGGTGCAGATTTCTATATGTCAGTTACTGGGAATAATAGCAAGATTTATAATTTGTATAGCAGCGACTCATTTGGCGCTATAGAATTCTACAGGATAAATTACATTGATTGCTCCTCTCTAGGTGACTTGTATGACTACAGGCAAGGATTAGAGGAAGGCACTGGTAGGTTTGGTGGATCACCAGCCTTAACTTTACATGGTATTTGGCTTGGCGGTTTTAGAATCTCGACCTCTATCGTTAGGGGTTTATCAGCGGGCATGACTGGGGCGCTATTCCAAGAAGGGGTGCTTTTTGAGATGAGAAGCAGGTTCTTAACAGACATAAACTGCGACCTCCCTGCGTCTGCTGCATTAATTGATTTTAGCCCCAGAAACCTCCCTAACTCTTCAACATTGCAGCTAAAGGGCTGCGAGATAACTAGAGGTGGAAGTTATGACGCGTCAGACGCTAGCATCACACCTAACGTGGCGAACTCGGACTTATGCTCATACTGGAAGCAAAATAACGGATTAATTAACACATTTGTTGGTGGGAATACGTCGATTACATCGGAGGCAACAACAGTAATCAGTGCTGCGTCAACATACTATGACCTGGGGGGTGTATTTTTTGCTGGTGATTTGCAGCACTTTTCAGGAGGAGCTTCTGGTACATTAACCCACCTAGGGGCTAATCCGATTGAATTTGAAATTACATCGAGCTTAGTTATAGAGGGTTCATCAAATAATGAAATTACAGTTAGGTTTGTTAAGTGGGAGGATAGCACTAGTACATTTGTAAACTTAGATTATACAGCGCAAACAAGACAGATCAACAACCTCCAAGGCGGGCGCGATGTTGCTTATTTTACCATTTTGACTGGAACGACATTAAAGGAAAATGACTATTTAAAAATTCAAGTCAGAAATAACAGCGCAACGTCTAACGTGACAGCTGAAACGGGTAGCTTTTACAGAGTACAGGAGAGGTAGCATGGCAACCGTACAGATAGTTGATAATTACAGTAACACCGCACCGGACACTATAGAGGCTGCGTATACAGCACCTTCAACTAATGGCGTGGTGATAGAGTCATTCACCGCCGCCAATAATTCAGGCGTTAACGCTAGCTATAAAGCGTATATTGTTGTTGGTGGTGTTGAGAAGCCGCAAAGGCCATTTAAAATAGTGGTATGGGGCGAGATTGATTTAGGTATTGGTTTAGTCAATCAAGTGATACCAGCAGGCGGAGAACTCAAAATTGAGTCTTCTGCTATAAACTCTATCTACTTTACGGTGACAGGTCGCGAAGTTAGGTAGGCATGATATAATTAATAAAAATGATATTTAGGGGTTTGATATGGGTTTATTTTCAAAGGTGTTGGGTGTCGCTACGCTGGGTTTGGCTGGTGATAGCCCGTTTAAGAAGCTAAGGACTGGCAGTACAGCAGCAGGAAAGGCGGCAGATGCAGCGGCAGCAAAAGCAGAAGGTTTAGGGTTGCAAACGCTAGCAGAGCAGCAAGCATTAAAGTCTGAAATAGGGGGGATATACAAGCCAACCATGCAGGCAGGTCAGCAGGCATTCGGTGATTTGGTTGGGTTTTATGGTGGAGGGGGTTACACGCCAGAACAGCAAGCAGATGAAGACCTACTCACTGAGTTAAAAGCTAAGCAGTCACTCCAGCCCACACAATCAACACCCATGAACGAAGGCTTTTCTGGAACCAGTGATATGATGCGCCAGATGGGCGGTATCATAAAAGATAGCACAACAGAAAATCTGCTGTCACAACAAATAAAAGCACTAGAGTCGAAGGTTGCAGGCTACGGGCAGCCAAGCGGAGGTCAGCAGCCTATTATTGACCAAGCAATGCAGTCACCATTTATGTCGCAGCTTGTTAGCCAAGGTGAAAATGCTATTGCTAGAAACGCACAAATGACAGGCGGCTTTAGGTCTGGCACTACACAGGAAAACCTAGCACAAAACAGTCAAAACGTGTTGATGGACTTGGTTAATCAAGTGCTAGCAGGTAAGCAAGGAATTGCCAATACTGGCTTTGGTGCTACTGATGCGTATTCCACAGCAGCACAGAATATTATCGCAGGACAAGGCGCTGCGCGTGGTCAGGTTGCTAATGTTGATATTGCTAATGCGGCAGGTAAGCAAAATGCAGCAGCAGGTAAAACAAATATGTATGTTCAAATCGGTAGCTCATTGCTTGGCGCAGGAGGGGCAATTGCAGCAAGCGACAAGCGACTAAAGAAAAATATCGTCAAGGTTGATGAAAAGCATGATTTACCTTGGTACACATGGGATTGGAATCACGCAGCAAAAGAACTAGGATTAACAGGGTCAAGTGAAGGTCATATCGCACAAGAAGTACAAAAGGTTCGACCTGAATTGGTTGTCGAGCGTGACGGTTATTTAGCTATTAATTACGGAGGCTTTTAAAATGGCAGGTTTTCAAGTAGATATGTCGCCACTTGTAAGAAGTAGCGAAAACATGGGTAACGCTTACGGAAATATTGGGCGTAGTGTTGGTAACTCTATTCAGCAAGTAGGGCAATTGGTTGGTCAGCGTAATCGTGAAGAAGAACAAGCGGCTAAGCAGGGTGCATTAAATGAAGTGGCACAAGCAGCTATGAATGGTGATGTTGCCGCATTTCAGCAACTAATGACTCAAGACCCACAGGCAGCTATGAAAGTGGCTCAGTATTTACAGCAGCAGCGATCAGCAGCAAACAAAGATGCTGTAAGAAAGATACACCGCATACAGCGAATGAGACCAGAAGACCAACAAGCCGCATATGCTGAAATGGTTAAGTTTGGTGGAGATGACTTTGACGCTGATGATATAGCACAACTTCAATCAGACCCAACAGGTACAAACCTGAAAGAGTTAACTGTTCAGTATCTTGGCCCTGATGAGGCGAAAGCTAGCTATGGTTACGGTGGTAGAGATGCATTTAATGTCCAGTCATCAAAAATACTAGAGGATGGCTCAATAATATCCCTATTAAGTGACGGAACAAGACAAGTCACATCAGCATCAGGTGAAACGCTTTCAGGTGATGACGCTAAAGAAGCTATTAAAAAATCAAGCATGCAGTCACATCAAAGAAAAATTGAGCTAAAAAGGCTTGATCAAACAATAAAAACAGCACAAGTGGCTGAAAACTTACTTAACGATCAGCAAGTTCAAACACAA